GCAGCACACTGGGCAGGATGGGAAACCGTTGCTTTTCTAAAAAGCAATTAGATTTGTTTTTATGATAAAAACGGTTTAGCTTTGTAACAAAATTAACAACAACATGAATAAGAAGAAAACAGAAGGGGAGCCGGCATCTTGCCAAGTGACTATTCCAGCACACATTAACGACCTAATGGGGCGGTATGCAGTAGCATATGCGCAAATACATAAAATAAACCGCGTTTGGGTAACTGGAAGCAAAGCCGACACTAACAAATCTAATTTGGCGGTCAAAATGATGGAAATGGTCAAAGATATTTTTGAAGCGGAAGTTTCAAAAATGGAAGATTCAAAAATGGAAGATTCAATTAATAACAAAAACCAGGCCTTCATTTTGATTTTGACAACGGCGTAGAACGGGCAGCCCAAAAAATATAAGACATGATACCTTGTAAAGATAAAAAGGAGTATATGTTATTTGATTTCATAATACCCTTTACTAAATTCTTATTTTGGCTGCTTTTTGCACTCGCTTTGATTGCTATTGCGGCTGCTTTCCTAAACCTATAAATATGAACATACCGATGCCGTCAAAAAAGCCCGAATTAAAAGTAATTGTCAAAGCCTATATCGGTTCCGACATCCGGGACGCTTACCAAGCTACTAGCCCGAAAGTAACCAAAGCAGATATAATCAAGGTTTTAGACAACAATCAGATAGGAGACTTTGAGAAGTATTTCAATTTGTTCGGCTATTTGGAAAAAGCAATAGTTGAACACCTTAGCACCTTTGGGCATTTTCCTCAAGCCGGGGATCAGCCCGGTATGGATATGGAAGTTGTGAAAGTCACTATGGAGGTAGAAAATAATTTTTATAACATCCGAGTTGGATTTTTATAATAAATCTTATATATTTGTATAAATTTTACGGCTTGCTGTGGCGGCAAGCCGTAAAATCGCAAAGGTTATTTTTTCACCCTTGCGTAAAGCCAGCGATACGCCACACCGCTGGCTTTTTCTTTTTAATTTAATCCTATGAAATACGGAATATTTATAGACCAGGCTAGCGCTATTAACTGGGGTTTGAATAAAACGGAAGCGCTAGCATTTGCTTTTTGCTATGACATCCCATCCTGGGCGGAAACAATTTTTATAGGGCAAGAAGTTTGGTATTTCGCAAGTAGAAATAAATTTATTGAGGACTTTCCAATTGTGACAGACAGCCCGGATACGGTTTATCGGCTTTACAAGGAATTGGCTAAGAAAGGGGTAATAAGATGGCGGAAAATTGCGGAAAAAGACTGCATACAAATAACAGAAAAAGGGAAAATGTGGAACAATATCCAATACGATTTAGGGGTCGGAAAAATTTCCGAGGGTCGGAAAAAAATCCGAGCTATCTCGGAAAAAAATCCGACAAATACTATTACTAATAATACTATACACTCACTCACATTTGAAAGCATTTACGACGTGCAAAATGAATTGAAAAAATTTCCGCTTTTTGAGGACAACATTGATAATAGAATGACGGTATGGACAATTTACGCAAAGGTTCTCACCGCCGATTTTTTTCTAATTCAGTGGGAATTTTTGGCGCAAGGGCTTCCCACAGTAAATGATAAGAACGTAGTCATGAAAGATTTTGTTATAAATGGAAACTGGCAAGCAGTAAAAACATTTGGCATTAATAAAATGCGCGGGTTTATTCGCACAGCTGGACAAAAACAAAACAATTACAAACCAAAAAAATCAAACGGATATGCAAAGCCCGGACCAACCAACAACGACATCGATCCAACCTTTAACTATAACGGCATATCAGTTAAAAAATCAGTTGCAGATCTATACCAGTCCGAAACTGATTGAAACCGTTGCAGGGGATACAAGCTGTACCCGCCAATATGTCGAAGTTGTGGCGGCGGGCTTGGATAGGTCTATTGCGAAATTTACCGACAAAAAAGCGGTTAAAACCCTCATTCATTCCGCAATTGAATTTTGTGCAGAAAATTACACCTCCGCAACCAACCTTAATGCCGAACTTTTGAAAGAATGTACGCTCACGGTTTTGGAATACTTTTCTTTTTTAGGCGTAGAAGAAATAAAGCAATCCTTCCGGGTTGCTGCCAGTGGCGTGGTGAGCGTGGACTTAAATACCTACTATGGCAAGTTTAATGTAAATATCCTTACTAGCGTCCTAAACGCCTACAAGGAATATAGAAAGGAAGTAGCTTCCAAGCTACTGCAAGGCTTGGAAGTACAAAAAGAACAGGAATTAAAGGCGTATTGGAAAACCCCCGCAGGACAATTAGAAATCCGGCACCAGATTGCAAAGCGGGTTCAACAAATTCAAAAATATCCCGAATCGGTAAGGGTGAGGGATTACGATCATCTTCTTTGGCTTGGTGTAATAAACCTTACAAGCAAAGATAAAAAGGAACTAATGCAGGAAGCCGAAAAATTGGTAAATGAATCACAGGAAGCCCGCAAAAGAGAAGCCATGATAGGCATTGAAATAGACATTATAACGAATGAGGACTTTATTAAAAATAAAATAATCTTTACTGCCAAAAAAATAGCCGTTTTGCGGGCAATCGAAAATATTTTATCTTCTGACATTCTAAAATATTAAACGAGATGACAAAATTTAGTATTGAACAATTGGGGTTTTTGAAAAAATGTGCAGACACCCACCCATCGTTTTTACGTGGATGGAAGATGAAAACGACCAAGACTTATTTTCCCAACAAAACAAAGAATAAAAAAGTATTCCTATGCTATTAACCTTCTCCCGAGAATTTCCCTGGGGCAAACTAACAGGGTTTAAACAAAAAATGCAGACGGGTATTAAAAAACATACCTTCCGGCTTGGATACCGATTTGAACCGGGTGATCCCTTGCATTTTTGGGGCGGCGCTCCACGTGCAAACCGATTTCAACATTCCCACGCAATGCTGCCCTTTAATATTCCCATCACAAAGCGCGAGTTGTGGCTTCTTGCCCCAATGCAGAAACCCATTTTTTTGACAGCAGGAAGCGGGGATATTGAAATACACGATTTAGCCCTTCCTTGTGTAACTGCTACCGAAAAGTTTGAAATACTGTTTATTGATGCCCCTGGCTTTGAGGGCTTGGCAGATAATTATTTGGTTTCCCTTAAAATCGAAGGCATTTCAATCAATAACAAACTACAACTTACTCAAATTGCAAAAAACGACGGCTTTGATAATTATGAGGAATTTATAGAATATTTTAATTACAGACGAAAGAAAGACAAAACGAAGCTGCTGGAAGGGCAAATCGTGCATTGGACCAAGCTAACCTATACAAATTTTGCAAATGTTTACAAGCCGTAAAAATGGCATGGAATAACAATTCCGGTTTACGACAACCTGCAAACAACAAAAGTGCAATTCAGGCGCTTGGTCGTTTGAAGACCGGCGAAATGAATAAAACCGAACAGGCGTACAAAAACTATTTGGAAACCCGGAAAATTTCCGGGGATGTGGTTTGGTATAAATTTGAGGGCTTGAAATTCCGGCTTGCTGACAATACTTTTTACACGCCGGATTTTGCCGTGATGCTTGAAAATGGACAAATCGAACTGCATGAGGTAAAAGGCTACTGGCAAGACGATGCACGGGTAAAAATTAAAATTGTTGCTGATATGTACCCGTTTCAATTTATAGCGGTCAAGAAGAATGGGAAAGAATGGCAATTTGAAAACTTTTAAATTAAAAAGCAATGAGCGGTACACAATTGTTTTTACTTGGCTGGATTATTATATCCGCCGCGCTTATCATAGCAGCATTAAGGGAAGGTGATTTTTTAACCGGGCTGATTGGAGCGGTAATCGCTTTTGCTTCCCTTTTGATTGGCGCAAAAACAGACAAGTGAACTACCCATCTGCTGTTTACCGGATAAACTTTACATCCGAAGAAGTTTCAAGAAAAAAGGCTTTGAACTGAAACGGTAAACGAACTGGAAGGCTTTGAACTAGATGACGATTAATTTTTTTGACACTTTAATTTTTTTGACGTAAATTGCCTTTCAAAATTCAACGTAATGGCACTTATCAATATTTATTTAGACCTTAGCAACGAACAGCTAGAGAAGGTATTAAATCCCATATTGAACAAGCATTTACAACCAATTATTATTAAATTAACCAAAATTCAAAAAACAATGGCTGAATTTAATCAGGACGTAATCGACAAGCTGAATCAAATTGATGAAGCTACTACTCAATCGGGCGTGGTTATTGCGCAAGTTGCAACGACTTTACAGGAAGTATCCAGCGATCAAAAATACCTGATCAACCAACTGGCTACACAAACGCTCACAGAAGCACAGAAAACGGAAATTTTGAACCGTTTATCTGATACAGTTGACAAAGGAAACCAAAACACTGCCTTACTTACTTCCCAGGCTGCTTTCTTAACCCAAATTGCAGCCGATGTGGATCAACCCGTTCCTGAAGGTGGTGGGGACGGCGAAGGAACAGTGGGAGAAGAAACAGGGGGAGAAGGAACAGTGGGTGAAGGTGGAACTTTTTTACAATAAAATACAATAACACAGCTACGACGCGGCGAAGGAACAGGGGGAGAAAGTGGAGCCGGCGAAAACGGCGGCGATACTGGGACTGGGACTGGTGAAGGTGGAACCGGAACAGAAGGAAACACTTTCCGCAGAGGCGGTAACCGCCCTTAATCAGCCCGGAAAATACTATCTATTAAACCAAAAAGCAGGCACCTATAACAAAGTGTCTGCTTTTTTAAATTATAAAACATGAACGATTATAAAAAGACAATGCAGCATTTGAAAAACCCTTCCAACCCGATAAGCTTTTTAATAGAATGCTATGAAAAGTAACAACCTCCCCTCGAAAGGCAGGGACATAAGTATAGAAGATAAAATAAGCATTGCGCAAAAGGTTTGTGATTGCTATGCGACTAACCAATATACTTTTTTGTCTTGCATTCAACAGAACGGGGTAAGATCGGAAAGCACCTGGCGCAATTGGTTAGAAATCGAAGAAATCGAAGATTTATATAATAAAGCAAAATTTGAAAAACAAGCTACCTACCACGCCAATTTAGTCGAAAAGGCATCCAGTGCTTTAGAACGTCACTTGGAGGGCTGGACTAAAGAAGTTGTTGAAACCAAAGGCATTCCCAATCAAGACACAAAAGGGGAAATAAAAATAACTGAAATAAGAAGAAAAGAAATCTACCAAAGGCCTTCGCTTCAGGCTGCTATTTTTGTGCTTACTAATTTAGACGGCGAAACGTTCACAAGAAACCCCGAACCTTATAAAGCGGGGGACGAACGAATACCCGCTAAGATAGAATTTGAAATAGTGGGCGGATCAATTGCCCCGGTAACTTCGGAGGATGATATATCAATATAAATCAAAGAACGGCGTAATTGAAAGACTTAAAACCTCCCCGGTTTTTGAGTGGAATTACTATTCAAAAGCGAAAATAAAAAATAATCAAGGTGGCACCTCATCTAGCAAAACTTATTCCATTTTACAGGTTATATTTATTCGACTGGTAGAAAAAAAGCGAATCGCAACGGTAGTCGGGCAAGACATTCCCAACTTAAAAAAAGGGGCGTTACGGGATTTTGAAGACCGAATCTTGGCGGACAGTCCATGGATGAACGAATTTATAGAAAGTAAGAACCGAACCGAAAGAACTTTTAGATTTAAGAACGGATCAGTTTTAGAATTTACTTCTTTTAAGGATGCCCAGGATGCCAAAAACGGGAAAAGGGATATTTTGTTTTTAAATGAAGCGGACGGTATACAATGGGAAGTAGTACGGCAGTTAATACTTAAATCGGAAGAAGTATTTATCGACTATAACCCAACGGCTGAATTCTGGTCGCATGAGCATATAATGCCCCGACCGGATGCAATTACCTTTTATTCTAATTTTACACACAACCCATTTATCCGTGAGACCATAAAAGAAGAAATCCTTTCCCTTAAAGAAATGGACATAGAAAGTTGGAACGTGTATGGGCTTGGAAAGACGGGATCAATCCACGAACTTTGCATAGAACGTCCTCCAATTATCGTGGACAGTATGCCCCGGTTTTTGAAAAACCGAGCGTATGGAATGGACTTTGGATATAGGGCAAACCCAACGGTTTTAATAGAATGTGGTTTGCTAAATGAAAAAGATGTATTTTTGGACGAGCAATTTTACTTACATCGGATGAAAACCGACGATATGCATTTTGCAATGAAAGCGATACTTCCAGACCCCAGAGCAAAAGTGTACGGTGATCCGGCAGACCCCAGGGCGATGGATGACTTAAAAACAAGGGGTTGGAATATGATTCCTGCGTTAAAAGGTGCTGACAGTGTAAGCTATGGATTGCAATTAATAAATCAATATAATTTGTATATCACGGAAACGAGCTATAATTTATTGAACGAAAGAAAGCGTTACAGGTATAAGATAGACAAGAAAACCGGCAAAGTGACAAACGAACCCGTTAAAGCATTCGACCACGGTTGGGACGCGGTGCGCTATTGGGGTTCTGAAAATTTAAAGCCAATACGAAAAATAAAATCAACCTGGCGAGGTGCATCAGCTTAATCAATTTAATTAAAATACCATGAAAGAATTTAAAAATGAAATTGCCAAAGAAATTGCCGAAGTGCTAAGTAAAAACGCTGTTCACTTCGATGGAAGGAAAGCCGGGGGAACGTTTCGATCTATCCTTATGTCTTTGTCCTGGGTTTTCAAAGAAGATTATGAAGCCATACAACAATACATAGGGGAAAAGCAACTAAGGGAAATTCCAACGGGCGGGGCAACGCTATTGCGAAAAGCAGACGACGACCGATCCAAATCTTCCGATTTTGCGCCATGCGAAGGATGCCCCGACGTTGTGGCGGGCGGTTACGCCTACCAAGCCGCTCAGATTGTAGAACCTTCCAATAAAAAAATAGTAAAAACGGTAAATGCAAAAGACAAACCGTTTGAAAGCGAGGATGACATAATGGAAAGATTTGAAGGCAAGGGAATAGCGATGCAAGCATTTGCCCAAAAGAACAAAATTTCCATCCCTACAAATATGACTAAGGCAAGCACAATCGCAAAATACATTTTTGAACATTACCAAAACCCTTCGGAAAATGAGGATACGGTTTGAAACAGATGACAATCTTATTAAGGAGGTTGACATTCCTTTTGCCGCGTCTGACATTGAATTTGGGGATTTTTGCGATTTTCGCAGTGCTGAGTATTTGTGGTTTAATGTAGGGGATGCCGAACCAATAGAAAATTTCATTTTATTAAGGAATGCCGTTGCTTGCTTGGTGAAATGTGACATTGATTCCCTTCCTTTGTTTTCCAGTGAGGAGGAAACCGATCTAATTACCATGGGATACAAAATACAAATTGGGGACACTATAACGCTCATTAAGGTATATGCACACCTTGTTACCCTCATCAACCGCTACAAACCCGAAGAAATACCTCAAAACTTCGCCTTCACACATAAGCAAAAGGATTTTGTAATAAATACCGATTCCGTTATCCGGGTAATGTCACAAGCCCGATTGACGCTCGGTGAATCACTTGAGGTATTGGAATATCAACGACGGGCCGCCGCCAGAAACGAAACCGATCCAAAAGGGATGGGTAATATAGATTTTAATTTGGGGTTGACTGAATTTGCAATCCTTATAAGACAGCCGGGCGAAAAGCTGCCAAGTGACAAGTCGGACCGGCGTAAATTTATAGACCGGCGAAAAGAATTGTTTTCAACCCTACCCTTAGACCTGGTTTTGGACATCCGTTTTTTTTTGACCAATTCATTAATAATTTACAATCAGAACCTACGTACAAATTCTTTTGGGAAGGTTCGCCAGGCAGTGACCGGATCAAAAAAAGTGATTACGAAAAGGAACAGGCAGAAAAAGCGGAGGCAGCCTGGCAGGTAAGCGGATGGCGCATTTACTACACGTTTGCAATGGAAGAAGGATGGTATAGTCAAATTGGCGTAAAACAATGGGATGCCGTATTTTATGCTGACATGGAAGACTTTATAGAAAAAATGGCTTTAAAAAATTCACGTATATGACACAAGAAGCATTTGCGCAAATATGTAAACAGGTTGTTGTTGATATGTCTTACAAAAGTGGTAAGCAAATCAACACGTTTGGGGTAACGCGGGGTGAACCGGGATTTGGAAGCGACACCCTGGGCTATGACTATCAAGATTTTTTAGACGAGACGTTTTGGGCCAGGACGTGGGTAAACCAAAAGGCAGCCCCGGAGAAAATGCAAGCCGAGTTTCCTTTACTGCTAATAGAAAACCTACTCGCAACAATGCCCGATTTGTCGGGCGGTGAGTTGGTGTATGAATGGCACCTTTTACTGATAGATAAACTTGCTTGTGAGTCTTGCCCACCTAGCGAAACCCGAACACCGGAACAGGTAAAACAAAATGTGCTTTGGATGCTTCGCAACTTTTTACAGGAGCTTGTTACCTACCAGTTATGGGAATTGCAAAAACATGGGCAATCCGTATTTGAATGGATTAGCGCGGGGCGGATGGAATACTATAACGACAACCCACAATTAAACATCTTGCCTGTTTCTTTAGAACAGGAGCTTTCCATATTTTTGATAAATGATAATATAGAACTGAGGGAATGGGGTCGCTTTAATTATTCGGAATACCGGGCGTATTTTACTACCCTACGTTTTCAGGTGTGCGATCCGCTTCCGGCAGGAAATTTTAATTACGACAACCCAACTATAAAGCAATTGTCTTACACCGTTTGCCCATGCTAGATTTTGAATTAATTAGAAGGTTTCAAAACGCTTTGAATGGACTGGCATTCAAAGCCAAGCGCGAATTATTGGCAGAAGGACACCGGGCAAGCGGAAAAGGAATTGATTCGATTGAAGGGGTGATAACGGAGGAAAGCCTTGACAAGTTGGTAGGGGTAATAATGGCGAACGATTACCTGGTACCGGTTGACACCGGGGTTAATGCCGGGCGTGTCCCGTACCAAAGGGGATCGGGCGCGGGCAAATCAAAATACATAGAAGGGCTTTTGGATTGGGCGGACATAATAAAGCCTGGTCTTTCAGCAAAAGCGCGGAAATCTTTTGTTTTTGCGGTTGCCAGTACTCATAAGGTGGAGGGTATTCCTTCAAACGGTTCATATTCTTATACGACTAATGGAAGAAGGACGGGCTGGATCGTAAACAGTTTTGAAACCGAACGGGCAGAACGGGACTTTGAGCAAGTTTTAGATATTGTAACCTATTTTACTTTGTCCTTTGAAAGGGCAATCGAAAACATTGCAGCATGAACACAAAAGATTTAATAAAAGTATTCCGGCAGGCAGACGCTAGTTTGTCACAAGTAACTATTAAAACCAAAAGCGAATGTAGCTTTTATATAAGTAGCGAAAATATAAAGCCAATTAATCGGGCGGTTGTTGATTTATCTCACTTGATTTTAACTAACCTAAAAGTAAGCGCTTTTTGTGCTAATCATAATTTTCCAACTGCAATGAAAAAATATATGTCGGAAATAGTCGCAAATATTTTCCATTCGATTGAAGACGATGCTAACGAGGAGTATTTTGTTGTTAAACCGTATTTTTCAGTTGATGAGGGTGAGGGTTCACTTTGGGGATATTTAGCCGACAGAATAGAATTAGAATTAGAATAAGGGTTTGGATTATCGACCAACCAAACCCCTGAAATCAGTTAACTTTAAACATACACAGTTATAAAGGTAATAAAATGGCAAAAGTTATCGCTTTTACGGTTGAAGTAAATGGAATACAAAGGGCAATTCAGAACCAGGAGGATTTGAAAAAGGCGGTTTCCGATGTCAAAAAAACTTTTGAAACGGCTGATTTTGGAACAGAACAATATAAGCGGGCAGAAAAAGAACTGGTTAAATTACAAGCCGATCAAAAAAACCTAAAAGACGAAACCCGAAAAACAGCGCAAGAATTTGAAGTGGCAGCCGATAAAGGGCAAGGTTCCTACCGTGCTATCAATGCCGAATTGAAAAAATTACGCGGCGAATTTCGGGAATTAGGCGCAGCCGAGCGCGATGCTTTTGGTCCGGAGTTGATTTCCCAAATACAAAAATTAGACAAAGAATTAAAAGGCATAGATGCCAACCTCGGACAATTCGGGCGAAACGTGGGTAATTATGAAAGTGCTTTTTCTGCTTTGGGCGGAATTGACCTTGCAAGCCTTCTCACGGTACCCGGTGCCATTGCAGCAACAGGGGCGGCATTTGCATCAGCCGGGCAATATATTGGCGAATTTGCAGACGAATTTGTAAAATTACGGGGGGAAATATCAACGTTGACCGGAGCAACAGGCGAAGACTTAGACCGATTCGCATCCAATATCGCAGCCATTGCGG